ATGGCAAAGATTGCAAAAGAACTGACCGCAATGGCAGTTTCAAAACTCAAAGGTGAAGGGGCCTATGCTGTTGGAGGCGTGCCTGGGCTGCAACTGCAGATCCTCGGAGCGTCAAGAGCATGGGTGCTGCGCTTTGTGCTCCACGACAAGCGCCGCCGCATGGGATTGGGCAGCTATCCAGCCGTTTCCTTGGCCGAGGCTAGAGATCGAGCAAGGCTGGCCCGCAGCCTGATTCGCAGCGGCATCGACCCCATCGACCAGCGCACCAGTAACAAAGAGACGATCGTGGCTGCTGCAGCCAAATCTTTGACTTTCGCCAAGGCTGCCGAAAAATTCATCGCTGCGCATGAAGACAGCTGGAGCAATGCCAAGCACCGCCTGCAGTGGGTGAGTACCATTGGCACCTACGCCAACCCCATCATTGGCCAACTGCCCGTGGCGGCGATCGAACAGCGGCACATATTGCAGATCCTCGACCCGATCTGGCGATCAAAAACCGAGACCGCTTCACGCCTACGTGGACGTATTGAGCAGGTACTCAACTGGGCAAAGGTGCAAGGCCTGTGCGAAGGACCCAACCCTGCCCGCTGGCGTGATCATCTGGATCTGCTGCTGCCAGCTCCAGAAAAAGTCTCCCCGGTAAAACACCTGGCTGCCGTGCCTTTGGCAGAAGCCAAGCTGATGTGGCAACTTATTTGTGGCACCAGCGGCATGGGAGCGCAAGCTCTGCAACTGCAGATCCTGACAGCAGGCCGATCAGGCGAGGCACGTGGTGCCAAATGGAGCGAGTTGGATCTAGACAGCGCGGTGTGGGTGATTCCCAAAGAACGCATGAAGGCTAAGCGTGAGCACCGCATCCCCCTACCTCGCCAAGCTGTAGAGCTGCTGCGCAAGCAGCCACGAATTGTTGGTGCTGAGTTGGTGTTCCCTTCAAGCCGCAATACACCACTTTCAGATATGACCCTGACGGCGGTCATGCGCCGGTTAAAGCGTACGGAAGTCCCACATGGCTGGCGTTCGACCTTCCGCGATTGGGTAGGCGACTGCACAGACTATCCCAGCGAACTGGCAGAGATCGCCCTGGCCCACTCCGTGGGCAGCAAAGTTGAGCAGGCCTATCGGCGTGGCGACATGCTGGAGAAGCGCCGCCCTCTGATGCAAGAGTGGGCCGATTTTTTGACGCAAACCCCGTGATTATTTTGATCTCACACATGCGTGTGCGTGCATGCGTGCCCAGTGCCCATTCAGACACTTCCTAAAATGCTGGGGAGGGTTCGGGAAAAGTGTAATCTTTGTAATCAGCGACAGAAATAGATTGCAAGCTATTGATTTATAAATATTTATTGCCAGACACGAACTGTAATTTTTTTGTAATCTCAATGTAATTAATTACAGTCTTCAGGAGTAATCCAGAGGAAAATCAAAGACCAAATAAATCAATAAGTTATCGATTAAGCGTAATTTTGATTACACCGAATTACAGTTCTATGTAACCTAAAAAAACTAGGCTTCATGCGGGTTTCGAGACTGTTTCTGGATGTGATTACAGAAATTACACTTTTCCCGAACCCATTCCGTCAACGGCCTCGAAATTGGTCGATCGTGACTGGGTGGACCGCACTTGATGCGGCTGCATTTTCCGTCTTTTCCCGTCTATGGATAAGGAGCGCCAGCCAGCCGCAAAGGCCCAGCCACGTTGTTTTTGCTCGTAGTCGGCAGTGCCGTCGAAATCGGGACACGAAGCGGGCGGGCGAGGCGGGGTCTCGAGCGCCCGCTGGGGGGTAAAACCGCTCGGATTTATTGAGAGTCAGACAGGGAAGCATCTCGGAGGTCAGTAGGCAAGCAACAAAAAAGCCCCGCATTGCGGGGCTGTTCACATCCAGCGGCCTGTGCTGGCTATTTCAGCGGCTGAGTCTGCGGCTCATCGACACCAGGCAGGCGGTAGGTATCAAAGCGGCATACCTCTTCGCCGGCAAAGTCATTGATGGTGCTGGCCAGGTGCGTTTGCAGAGGCTGGATCTCGTTGCGGGCAAACACCCTGGCGGCATTGACTACGTTGCCAAAGGCGGTGCCACTGGATGGCACCACGGCAATCAGCTCGGGCGGCACGCGGTGGGCGGCCAGCTGGTCGTCGCGGCTGACGTTTTTGATGTTCAGGAACTCATCCTTGGCCGTGGCCTCGCCAATCGGGATCAGCTTGATGCCGTCTTTTTCACCCTTCGGGCTATGAAAAAACAGGTTACGAAAATTGCCAATGCCCTTGCTACTCTTGAGAGCGGCCCGCAAACCATCCACATCTTTTTGATTGGGTGTCGGGTCGGTCAGGTAGAGGATGAAGCCTGCGTGGCTGCCGTTGGTGTAGTACCGGCGGCGAAATAGCGTGGCTGATTCATTGAGCAGGCTGGCCTGCAGACTGGCCAGGTACTGCGGCACGCCGTACACCTCCTGGTCCACGTCCGGTTCCATGATGTGGCAGATGCTGCCCTTGCGGAAGGTGTGTACCTCGCTGTAGCGCGGCATAAAGCCAAAGGTCTCCAGGTCTGCATGGCGGCGCGTGTACTTCGCTAGACTGTGTTTGAACTCCATCCCAGCACCCAGCCGGTTGCGCGGCTCCTCCAGGTAGGCATTGCCAAACACCAGGTACTCCTTGGCCACCTTCAAAAGGGTGGAGCGGCTCAAGCGGAGGTGCGGTCGAAAGGTGCTGGCCAAAATCTTGGCCTTCAAATCGATCGCGCTGGCATGGTGTACCCCTGCACGCAACATGCGGGTCAGGCCATCCACACTGACGGGCATCTCGTACCACTGGCCATCGATCAAGTTGCTTTCAAAATAGTCGAAGATCTCGCGCCGATCCAGCACCGCCTCCGGCTCTCCAAAGGTAAAGGCCTCCACCGCCTGCGGCTCTTCCACCGTTGCCATATTCGTCATTTAGTAAAACTCCAAAGTCACGCCACTGCCGACCTCGCCGCCCACAGCGGCGGCCTCCAGCGGCTCGTTATCCAAAGCATTCATGCAGGCCCAGGCCAGGTCGGCATGGCCCGCCTCTTCGCTGCGGCCGCTGGCATAGGTCACGCTGCGCCCGCTGGACGTCATCTCGCGCTTGATGGCCATAAAGCTGCGCTGCAAATCCAGATCTCCCGCATCAAATTCCAGGCGCCCGGCACGGATCACGCTCTGCGCCTTCAGCACCAGGCGCGTCTTCACATCAATGCTGAACTGCAGCCCCCGCACACCAGGAAAAAACTTCTGCACGATCTGGAACACTCCTTGGCCCAGACCTGTGGTGTCGATCGTGATGTGCTCGACAAAATACTTTTGCGTCAGCTGGCGAATCTGCTCGGCCTGCTCCTCAAAATCCGCCCCCTTGAACTGCATCCGCTCCAGCACCCGAAACTTGCCGCCCGCCTGCTCTGGCGGAGCCAATACCACCAGCCCCGCCGCATCCCCCGTGTGGCTGGGGTCATAGCCAATCCAGACCCGCTTATAGGCAAATGGCCGCAGGGCAAACGGCTTGAAGTCATCAGCCCAGGCCTCCCAGCTGTCCACATGGCAGCGCATCAGCTCGGTCAGGGGAAAGACTGAAAAGCTCTCATCCACAAACCCGCACATCAGCAGGTTGTCCCATTCTTCGTCGCTGTACTCAAAGCGCAGCTCGTCCAGGTCAAACAGGTCGCAGCCACCCGCGGCCGCATCCAGCACCGTCACGATCTGGCGCCAGATCTTGTCCTCCCCGGTAAATCCGCCGGCCAGCCGGTCATGGCTCAAGTCCAGCTCAATGCGGTCCGCCTTGCTGCGCTTGCGGTTAATACGGTTGCCGCTCCAAAAGGCATAGGCCTGGTGCTGCAAACTCGATGGCGTGCTGAAGTACGTCTTGCGCCACTTCTTGTGCATCGCCATGCCGCTGGCCACCTTGTTGAGCTGGTCGAAAGACTGGGTCCAAAAGAACTCGTCAAAGTAAAAATTGCCGTGGTAGCCCTGCGCCGTGCGGGCATTGGTGCCCAAAAAATACAGCGTCGCCCCGTTGGGCAGCACGATCGGGTCACCCTTCAGGTCAATGCCCAGCACCTCCTTCACAAAGGCCAGGATATAGCCACGGAAAATGTGCGCCTGCGCCTTGCTGGCCGACAAAAAAATCTGATTGCGCCCCGTCTCCAGCGCATCAATCAAGGCCTCGCGGGCAAAGTACCAGGTCGCCCCGATCTGGCGACTTTTCAAAATCGCGCGGGTGCGCTGCTGGCTGTTTTGCCACCACGTCAGCTGGTACTTGAACAGGCTGTCGATGAAGGCGGACTTGAGCTTTTCCAGCCCCGCATCGCCGCCCAGCTGGTTGCTGCGCTCTGGCTGGCGCTTGGGCCCCGCATTGCGAGCATTGATGTTGGGATTAAGGTCGCTTTCCTTGCCGCTCTCGCTGTACTTGTGCACCCGGGCCAGGCGCTCCAGCTGGCGGCCCAGCAGGTCAATCTCCTTGAAATCCCCGCCCGTTTTGCTGTCCTTGTTGATCAAGGTACACAGCCGCATCTCCAGCGAGCCCTCCACCCGGTCCACCGGCTTGGCCTTGTCCCATGCATCCGCCGCCTTCCACTCATGCACCGTGGTGCGCGGCACATCAATGTGCTCGGCAATATGCGTCACCCGCCACCCCATCCAGTACAGGGCGCGGGCCTTGCGGCGTTTGTCCTGGGCCGGACCCGTCAAAGCGTGCAGATGCGCAACCGCATCGGCATCGGCTGGCGTAGCAAGAAAAGGGGAATCAATCACCATCCCCGGCAGTTTGGACAGGCATTTGCGCCCGCGCACCTGCGCCCACGTGTAGCAGGCGGCCCTACACGGCAAAGCGTTTGCTGCCCACCCCAGGGCGGCAGACCATACAGGCACCCGCTGCAAAGCGCCTGCCAACAACCCTCAAGCCAACATGCCGCAATCCCAAAAAACCAAATGGTTCCGCGTCGCCACTGAAGGCGCCACCACCGATGGCCGAGCCATCCAGCGCAGCTGGATCGAGCAAATGGCCAAAAACTTCAACCCCGCCAAGTACGGCGCCCGCGTCTGGATCGAGCACATGCGCGGCCTGCTGCCTGACAGCGCCTTTGCCGCCCAGGGCGACGTCCTGGCCGTCAAAGCGCAAACGGTCGAAGACGGCAAGCTGGCCCTGTACGCCCAAATCCAACCCCTGGAGAGCTTGCTGGCCATGAACAAAGCCGGGCAAAAGCTCTACACCTCCATCGAGGTCGACCCCAACTTTGCCGACACCGGCCAAGCCTACCTGGTCGGCCTGGCCGTGACCGACAGCCCCGCCAGCCTGGGCACCGAACTGCTCACCTTTGCCCAGCAAAACCCGGGGGCGAACCCTTTGGCGGGCCGCAAACTCAGTAAAGACAACCTCTTCACCGCCTCCATCGAGTTTTCTCTGGAGCTGGAAGACGCCCCGGCCCCCGCCACTGCCAGCCCCCTAAGCGCCGCACTGGAAAAATTCAACACCCTGCTGGCCAAAGCCATGGGCCATGACTCCACCCCTCCAGCCCCGACAGCCCCCCTACACCGCCCACCCGGCCCGGCTCAGACAGACTTCACCGCCGCCTTGGTCGCCACCCAGGCCATCGTCCAGGCCTTCAGCCAGCAGCAAGCCCAAGACAGCCAGGCTCTGGCCGCCCTGCAACAACAGCTCAACCAGCTGCAGGCCCAGCACCAGGGCCTGGTCACCCAGCTCAGCGCCCAGCCGCAAGACCCCCAGCGCCCAACCGCCGCCGGCGGCAACGGCCAAGAGCTGGCCGAGTTCTAAGGCCAGACCCCGCCGGCCCCCGAATCACTTACCCCAAGGAAAACACCCTATGCGTAACGACACCCGCGCGGTCTACCGCGGCTACCTCTCGCAAATCGCCAGCCTTTGCTCCATCGCGGTTGATGACGTGAGCAAAAAATTCAACGTCACCCCCTCGGTGCAGCAATCACTGGAAACCAAGCTGCAGCAGTCCAGCAAATTCCTCAGCATGATCAACATCATTGGGGTGGATGAGCAAGTGGGCGACGCCATTGGCCTTACCGTCTCTGGCACCATCGCCGGGCGCACCGACACCAGTGGCAACGGCCGGCGCCAAGGCCGCGATGTCACCGGCCTGGTCAAAAACGAATACACCTGCAAGCAGACGGACTACGACACCTACATCCCCTACGCCAAGCTCGATGCCTGGGCTAAATTCAAAGACTTCCAAAAGCGCATCAGCCAAGTCATCGTCGATCGCTGCGCTCTGGACCGCATCATGATCGGCTGGAACGGCCAAAGCGCCGAGGCCACCACCAACCGCACCACCTACCCGCTGCTGCAGGACGTGAACATCGGCTGGCTGACCAAAATCAAAACCCACGCCGCTGAGCGCGTACTGTCTGGCGGTGCCGTGGCCGACCAATTGAGCTTTGGCAGCGACGCCGAGGCCGACTACAAAAACCTCGATGCCCTGGTCTACGACGCCCGCAACACCCTGATTGCCGAGCAGTACCGGGAAGACCCGGGTCTGGTAGCCATCGTCGGCAGCGACCTGATGCACGACAAACTCTTCCCCCTGGTCTCTGACAACGACGCCCCGACCGAAAAACTCGCCGCCGACATCGTCATCAGCCAAAAACGCCTCGGGGGCCTACAGGCCGTGGTCGTGCCCTACTTCCCGGCCGGTAAAGTGCTTATCACCCGCCTGGACAACCTGTCCATCTACTATCAAAACGGCGCCCGCCGCCGCTCCATCATCGAGCGCCCCGAGCGCAACGGCGTTGAAACCTTCGAATCCTCGAACGACGCCTTCGTGGTCGAAGACTACGACCTGGTCGCCCTCGTGGAAAACATCACCGAGCTGACCGCCCCCTGACCGCCATGGCCAAAACCCCCGCCCAACGCCACATGGCCCGCGTGCTGGCCCAGCAAGAAGCCCAGCGTGCTGCCGCTGCCGACCCCTTCGGGGGAACTGGCGGCGGCCAGCACCAACTCATGCTGGCCCAACTGCACGCGCACATGCGCCAGTTCAAAGACATCCAGTCCACCGAGAAAAAGATCGAAGCCAAGCGCAAGCTCCTGCCCGAATACCTGGAATACCTAGAAGGCGTGCTGGCCGCCAATGCCGGTGTACAAGACCCCGTCATCACCACCTTGCTGGTCTGGCTGCTGGACGTGGGGGACTACCCGCTCGCGCTGGACGTGGCCGCCTACTGCCTGCGCCATCAACTGCAGCTGCCCGACCGCTTCAACCGCAACGTGCCCACGCTGCTGCTCGATGAAGTCAGCGATGCCGCCCTCAAAGGCCAACTGCAGGGCACTGACGCCCTGGCCGTACTGGCCCAGGTCGACCAGCTCACGCACGGCCTGGACGCCCACGACCAGGCCCGCGCCAAGCTGCACAAAGCCATTGGCTGGGCCGCCATGGGCAAAACCCACACCCAAGACCTCAATGCCGACGAAATCAAACAACTGCAGCTGGACAAGGCGCACATCGCCCTGCAGCACCTGCAACGCGCCACCGCCTTGAACGACAAGGCCGGCGTGAAAAAAGACGTGGAGCGCCTGGAGCGCCGCTTGAAAGAGCTGCAACCAAACGCCCCCAACTAAGCGTACCCCGCACCCGGACGGCTCGGGGGCAGCGGCCCGCCAGCACCTGCTGCGCAACCGGCCAACACCCCCGACCACCGTCCCCTTGTAGAGCCCCCATGAACACCGGATTCTTTGTCACCGCCAACCCACCCACTGAAAGCCAAGAACCTATGGTCGCCAATGACGGCTGGTTCCCGGACATGCAGCCGCAGGCGGTACGCAGCGCCTGCCACCTGGATGGCACCGTCACCCCTGATCGCCTGCAGCCCGCCCTGCAAAACGCCATGCTCACCGTCAATGCCGAGCTGCAAGACTGGGTCGATGAGCAGCGCAGCCGCTGGGGCTACACCCAACTGGGCGATGTGCCTGCCATCCAGGTCGGCGGCGAAAGCGCCAAGCTGCTGCACTACCGCCGTGCAGTGCATGCCGCCCTGCAGGCCGACCTGGTGCAAACCTATCGCGGCATGGCCGCCATTGCCACGGGCAACAAGCTGGACCGCAGCAGTGACGACCTGCAGCAAACCGCCGGCGACTACCTGCGCCAGCTGCGCAACGCCATTGCAGACATTCGCGGCAGTGCCCGCTGCACCGTGGAGCTTTTGTAAAGCCATGACCACCCAAGTGCGCACCCACCAAGGCGAAACCGTCGATGCCCTGTGCTGGCGTCACTACGGCCACACCCTGGGTGCCGTGGAAACCGTGCTGCAAGCCAACCCCGGCCTAGCCAGCCACGGCCTGGTCCTGCCCCAAGGCATCCTGGTGCACATGCCCCTGCTGCCCGCACCCGCCCCCAAAACCACCGTATCGCTATGGGACTAGCCATGAGCAAACACGACCTGATCCAAACCACCGCCATCGAAGCCGCCAAAGGCACCCCGCCCATCGTCGTTGCCGCCACTGCCCAGTCGCAAAGCTGGTCCAGCGCCGACACCATCACCTTGCTCACCATCACCTACCTGGCGCTGCAAATTCTGTGGTTGCTGTGGCGGTGGTGGAAAGCCCATAAAACCGGGCAACAAGTGCTATGAAAAAATACTTTCCCCACCTGGGCGGCACCCTCGTTTTGGGCAGCGCTGCTTTGCTCGGCTTTTTAGGCCAATGGGAAGGGGTGGGGCAGCATGTGGTCTACGCTGACCGCCTGGCCGCAGGCCTGCCCACCGTCTGCAAAGGCCTGACCCGTCACGTCACCACTACCCCCATCATCGTGGGCGAACGCTGGAGCGAGGAGAAATGCCAGCGTGAAGAGGCCGCCGCCATCGAGCGCGTGCAAACCGCCCTGGCCCAGTGCTTCAAAGTGCTGCCGCCCCAGTACGTGTTTGACGCGGCCAGCAGCCATGCCTGGAATTTTGGCCACCCCAGCACCTGCACCAGCCTGGCCATGGCCAGCTTCAACCAGGGCGACTGGGCCAAGGGCTGCCGCCGCCTGAGCATGAGCGATGCAGGCCGCCCGGTCTGGAGCTTTACCAGCCACATCAACCCCAAGACGGGGATCAAAACCTACACCTTCATCCAAGGCTTGGCCAACCGCCGCCAGGCAGAAACCAGCTTCTGCCACCAGGGGGTTGTATGAGCGAACTGCTACGCACCATCGCACTGCACCTGACTTTGCTGGCCGCCGGCGCCATGGCCGGCATGGCCTACCAATCGGCCCGCCAGGCCCAGGCCCACCAGGCCCAACTGCAAACGCAGCAAGAACAAGCCGAATACACCGCCGCCTGGCTGCGCAGCGAGCGCCTGGCCAGCGAAAGCCGCCTGCACCAGCAAATTGCCGACCTGTCGGCCCAACTCTCCGAAGCTCAAGGAAAAGCCAATGAAGACCATCAAGATTTTGTCGGCAGCCTGCGCACTGGCACTGTCAGCGTGCGCGTCCCCATCGCGCCCGCCAGCTGCCCCAGCATCGGCATGGCCCCCCCCGCAAGTGCCACCGCTGCAGCTCAAACCGCGCACGCCCAACTTGACCCAGCGGCAGCAGCAGATCTTGCCGCCATCCCCCACGAGGGCGATGCTGCCATCCGCGAGCTCAATCTCTGCATCGCCCAATACAACCAGGTAAAGGCGCAGCAAGACGCCTGGCAACACACCCTCACACAACAGGAGCTGGACCATGCGCAAACCCATTGAGCTGCGCCAGCACCTGGAGGCCGCCTTGCCCAAGGTGCGCCAAACCCCCCACAAGCTCAAGATGTTTGTGGATGGCGGCCGCATCCTCACTAGCGGCACCACCAAGCTGGCGTGGATGTACGCCTACACCCTGCAACTGCAGTTTCTGGATTGGAACGATCACCCAGACACCGTTATTGCCCCCCTGCTGATCTGGCTACGTCAGCACCAGTTTGATGTGGTGGACAACAAAGACAAAAAAGGCATCCGCTTCAATGCTGAATTTCTCGATGCCCACAACATGGATCTGATCATGGACATTGACCTGACCGAGCGGGTCCTTGGCAAGCCCCATCCCACCCAACCCGGCGCCGTGCAGTTGGAACACCTCACCGATACACCACCGCTGCACATGCCAATGCGTGAGCGCTGGGAGATCTTCATTCGTGACGAAAAAGTCGCGCAATGGGACTATCCACCCAGCGGTCACACACCAGGTGCATAACGCATGGAAGAGCTACAGCGCATCGAGCAATGGCTGGGCCCGCTGCTCAAGCACCTGCAACCCGCCGAGCAGCGCGTGCTAGCCCGCCAGTTGGCCCAGCGTGTGCGCAAGGCCAACCAAAAAACCATAGCGGCGCAGCAAGCCCCTGACGGCACGGCTTGGCAGCCACGTAAGCACCGCAGCCGTAACCGGGCAGGCACATTGCGCCAAGGCCCCATGTTTCGCAAGCTGCGCACCGCCAAGCACCTCAAGGCGCAAGGCTTTACCAATGAAGCCGTGGTGCAGTTCATGAGCCGCGCGACACGCATTGCCCGTGTCCACCATGATGGCCTGCGCGACCAAGTAGCCCCCGGTGGGGCCCAATACGACTATCCCGCCCGTCCCCTGATTGGCGTGCCCGATGCCTTGGCTGACCAGTTGGTAGACCACATCCTGCAGCAACTCAGCACCTAGGGATGGTCTGCACGAATCATCGCGCCGTGGGTATCTGCGGCCTCGGGCCGTCTGCGGCGTTGCAAATCCTCGCAATAGCACCACTATTGCTGCGGTTTGCGCCTTGCAGCCCATCCCGATCCGCAGCACCCACTTGGCTGCGTGATTCGTGCAGAGCATCCCGAGTTTTTGCCGCAATAAATGTACTTACAAAATTTATTGCACAATATAATAAATGTACTTACAATAAATCGCATGAAAATAGAATACGACGCCCAGAAAGACGCCACCAACCAGGCCAAGCATGGCGTATCGCTGGCCCTGGCAAGCGCCATCCAATGGCCGGACGTACTCTGTTTTGTCGATGATCGCGCCGACTACGGCGAAGTGCGTGAAGTTGGCTATGCCGTCATTGCACAACGCCTGTATGTCGTGGTGTTCGTGCAGCGCGGCGACACCATGCGCATCATCAGCCTGCGCAAGGCCAACAAGCGGGAGATCAAGCACTATGAACAAGCAACCCAATCGGACTAAATCGGGGCTCATCCTCCCAACGGATGCAGAGGATGCAGCCATCAACCGCGGCATTACCGCCGACCCGGACACGGTGGAGATCACCACGCAACTGGCCGCCAAGCTGCTGCCCCTGCGCCGCCGGGGCCGCCCGCCGGTGGAGCAACCCAAGGCCCCTATCACCACCCGCATTGATGCCGACGTATTGCACGCCATCAAGGACAGCGGCAAGGGCTGGCAAACCCGCCTCAATGACGTGCTGCGCGAAGCCGTGCAAAAGGGAAAATTCAAGCCCGTCGGGTAGCGCCTGCGCTATCCGGCGCCTCGTGCTGAAAAGCATGGTGATTGAAACCACCTTTGAACCAGCGGTTGCAGGCCCCACCGACAAGCGGGCTTTTACACCGCCCCCACGGTTGCGGGCGGGATGGGCATCTCCGTAAGGACTGCTGCACGGCTGGTTCCGTGTGTTTCAACATCCCGTCCACCTGCTGCGCTTGAAACCGCATTCAGCGCCGGACTAAGCCCCCGGCCCACCAACCGCCCCAGCGCGGGCTTTTTTGTTTTCACGTAGCAGGCGCGGCTACACGCGCGGGCGCTAGCCTGCCCGCGCAAGGCTGGGCACCATGCCCGCCATGACCACCACCCCTGAACACAGCCCACTTGAGCTGCACCGCCTGCTGGCCAACATGATTCGCACTGGTCGTGTGGAGCATGTGCGCGTGGGTGCGTCCGGCAACCCGGCTGCGTGCCGCGTTCGCACGGGGGATCTGCTCACCACCTGGGTGCCCTGGTTTGCCCAAGCAGCCGGTGGCAGCGCCCAAACGCGCCACTGGCGCACCCCGGCCCTGGGCGAACCCTGCCTGCTGCTGGCCCCCGGCGGCGACCTGGCCCAGGCCGTGGCCCTGCCCGGCATCTACAGCAGCGACATGCCCCAGGGCGCAACCGATGAGGATGTTGAGCGCCACGACTTCAGCGCAACCGACTTTTGGCAACACCGGCGCAGCGCGGGCACGCTGGTGTTTGATATTTCCCAGGCCATCACGCTGAACGTGGGCAGCTCCCAACTGCATATCACGCCCGGCAGCACCACGCTGACCACGCCCCAGTTCACGGTGGAAAGCCCGCAAAGCTCGTTCACCGGCAACGTGCGCATTGGTGGCGGGCTATCGGTCATCGGTGCCGGCAGCAGCGGGGGCACTTCACGCATCCAGGGCAACTTCCAGATCGAAGGCGCCAGCCTCACGCACAACGGCATCAACATCAGCGGCACCCACACCCACCCTGATGCCCACGGCGGCACCACCGGGGGGCCGCAGTAATGGACCGCACCACTGGCCGCCATATCACAGGCATGGAGCACCTGAAGCAATCCATTGCCGACATCCTGACCACCCCGCTGGGTTCGCGCCTGCAGCGGCGCACCTACGGCAGCCTGCTGCCCGGATTGATCGACCAGCCTGACAACGCCCGCACCCGGCTGCGCTGCTACGCAGCCATTGCCAGTGCGCTCATGAACTGGGAGCCACGCTTGCGCGTGACCCGTGTGGGCATGACATCGGGCGACAGGCCTGGCACAGCCACCGTGACCCTGGAAGGTGAATATCTGGGCAGCTCCGTGAGCATGGCGGTGCCACTGCGAGGTGCTGCATGAGCAATGCCCAAATTATTGACATGAGCAAACTGCCTGCCCCGCAAGTGGTGCAGGTGCCCAATTTTGAAGACATCCTGACCGCCCTGAAAGATGACCTGCTGCAAGCCATGCCGCTGCAGCTCAGGGATTCCATCAGGCAGACCTTGGCGCTGGAGTCAGAGCCGCTGACCATCTGGATGCAGCGACTGGCCTACCACCTGGTGTCTGAACGCAGTAGCCGTAACGATAGTGCGCATGCCGTCATGCTGGCGTATGCCATGCAAGGCGACCTCGATCAACTGGCCGCCTTTTATGGACTTACCCGCTTGATCATCACGCCAGCAGATCCTGATGCGAACCCGCCCGTGCAAGCCGTTATGGAACGAGATGACGATTTTCGCGCCCGCATACAACTGGCACCACAAGGCTTTAGCGTAGCTGGCCCGGTGGGCGCCTATGTCCACCACGCCAAAAGCGCAGATGGCCAGGTACTCGACGCCGCGGCCACCAGCCCTGGCCCGGGCACGGTGGTGGTGACGGTGCTATCACGTGCTGGCAGTGGCGTGCCCAATCAGCAATTGCTGAACACCGTGGCAGCCGCTGTTGGTGCGGATGATGTCCGTCCGCTTACCGATGAGGTTCTGGTGCAAGCTGCGGGCATTGTGAACTACGCCATTGAAGCCAGTCTTTACACATTGCCTGGTCCAGACTCTTCCAGCGTGATCAATGAGGCCCGTAGCAGAGCCCAGGCCTATGCCACCGCCATGCACCGCTTGGGCAGACGCCCTACGTTGTCGGGCATCTATGCAGCTTTGCACATTGAAGGCGTGGAGCGGGTGGAGCTGATGCAGCCAACGGCGGACGTGGTCGTGACGGCTACGCAAGCCAGTTGGTGCACCAGCGTCACAGTGAACCACGGAGGCATCATTGACTAAGACGCTGCTCCCCCCCGAATGCATCAACACTGGATCGCGCCGTCGAAAAAGCGATGCACCAACACCTGGACAGCATTTCATTTCCGCATCGCGAACTTTGGAATCCCTCTACCTGCCCCTTGGAGTTTTTACCCTGGCTGGCATGGGCGCTGGGGGTGGAAGCCTGGCGCAGCGAATGGCCTGAAGCCATTAAACGCGCCATCGTCAAGAACGCCATTGCCGTGCAGCGCCAAAGGGGCACCGTCAAAAGCGTGCGCGACACCGTGGCAGCCTTCGGCGGAGCCATCAGCATCCGGGAATGGTGGCAGACCACCCCAAAGGGCCAACCCCACACCTTTGAGCTGGTACTCACCCTGGGCGGTCAGGATGGCAGCCAGGCCAGTGCCACCTTTGTTGAAGAAGTGATCGCCGAAGTGGCTCGCGTCAAACCCCTGCGCTCGCACTTCACCGCCATTCAGGGCCTATCGGCAGCCGCATCCACAAAGTTGGCCGCCGTCGCTCGCCCCACAACCTACGCCCGGCTGACCATGGCCGTGCAGTAACTCCCAGCGAACCCATGACAGGCATCATTTTCAAACTCACCAACGCGGGCCGTGCCGCCCTGGTCAATGCAGCGCATGACGGCACCCTGGCCCGACGCATCGTCAGCGTCGGCATCACCGCGAGCGCATTCACCCCCGCCGCAGAGCTGACCGCCATCCCCGGCGAGATCAAGCGCCTGACCACCTTCGCCGGGGACGTGGTGGCCGCAGACACCATCCACCTCACCATCCGCGACGATGGGGCCGATACCTACACCGTGCGCGGCCTGGGCCTGTACCTGGACAACGGCGTGCTGCTGGGCAGCTACAGCCAGTCCGCCGCCATCCTGGAGAAGTCCGCCGCCAGCATCTTCCTGCTGGCCACCGACCTGCGCGTTCTGGACGGCAGCGTGGACATCAGCACTTTGCAGTTTGGCGACACCAGCTTCCTCAACCCGCCTGCCACCACCCAGCGGCAAGGCGTCGTGGAGCTGTCCACCGCGGCCGAAGCCGCTGCCCTGGCCGACGACACCCGCGCCCTCACCCCCGCCAGCGTGCAACCCCTGTTTGCCGCCCGCGCCCTGGTATCGACCACCATCACCGCCGGTACCGGCCTGACCGGCGGCGGCAACCTGGGAGCAAACCGCACCCTGGCCGTGCAATTCGGCACCACTGCCAGCACCGCCGCCGCCGGCAACCACACCCACGCCGACGCCACCACAAGCGCAGCGGGCCTGATGAGCGCTACCGATAAAACAAAGCTCGACGGCATAGAGGCCGAGGCCAACAAGTACACACTGCCCAGCGCAAGTGCAACG